TCCTCTATTCCAACAGGGCCAACTGGATCTCCAGCAACGGTTCGTGGAGTAATAGTTAATGTAACATAATCTTCTCCATCAGCAAAAGCACTTATCTTGTTAGCCTCAAACGTAGAAGAGAATTGATCCAACACATTACAGGCCGAAGCGTAAAGAGTGCATTTCATGGCATTTTTAAAATTAGTTAATATACTAACAAAAGGCTCTCCAGTTACTCCATTTTCATTAAAATAATTATTTAGATTATCTACGAAAACATCGGGGTCATTATCTAAAAGCCCGTTAACAACGTCTTCTAGTTTTTGATAAAGATCATCTGGATTCGGTAATAGCGGAGTGTCTCCAAAGTTCTTATTATACCTAGCATCTATTAAGTTCCAGGCCGATTGAACAGTTGGGTAACAAGAAATTGGCGTGGTGGCCGGATCAAAAGAAAAACCATTTGGATCATTTGGATTATTTAAAAACCTAGTCATTTCGTCATTAGGGGGACACTCATCAGCAGAAGATCCGCTTCTAACACATCTTGAATTAAATGCTGAGCCTCCGCCACCCAAAAATGGCTCTATAAAAGCAAATATTGGGCCTAAATATAAAAGAATTCCAATAGATTTTAATAGACCATTTAAAACTTCGCAAGCTGCCTTAATAATAAATTGTACAATATCTCCCATGCTTAACTTAGACAGATTCCTGAAAAATTCGATTATTTTAATAAAAACCTCAAACAGGGTTTTAATAATTAATATAATTGTCTTAATCATATGAATAATTAACTTGACCACAATTCTTATTACTGTTATTGTCAAATATGCCATATAAAATGGAGGAAGTAATGCTATAAATGGCGGCAAACACTCTGTTACTAAAATTATGACCGCCCTTATCATTCTAAATGGATTTGGTATAGCACAAAGAACGTCAATTATGCATTGAATAACCTTCATCACTGCAAAAATAGGAGCTAACGCGCCAAACAGGGGAGACATCTTCTCTAAGAGTCCAGATAGTATATCGAATGGATCCGCAGTAGCAGCGGGTGGTATAACTGGAGGTAATTCTACATTTCCAGGAAGCACTGGGAATGGAGAAAAGAATTGAACAATGTCAGCAGCATAATTAGGGAAAGGAGGACTTTCCGCCAATGAGCTTGAGAACGCCAAACTTGCTGGGCTTATACTAAAAGCTATGTTTCCGCAATCTGCCATTATTTACTACCTACCCACTGAACGCCAGGAACGCCAGGGCTAAAAGCGGATGCAGGAGCGCCCGCGCCGCCGCCCGCATGTGCAGATTGAACCTTTACGCCAGAGCCTCTAATATTTACGTCTCCCTGCGCTGCCATTTCTATATGCCCGCTTACATCAAATACCAAATTTCCATTAACAAACACTTCCATCCCATCCTTTGTTATTCTTATAAATTGATCCTGTGTCACACTTGAGGGAGCGCTAGAGGGTCCTGTCGCTACTTTTGATCTTGACTCGTGAGATTCACTAGTTACTATTTGCAAAATAAGCGCCCCTGCTCTAAATGAATTATCTTCATCACTAAATCTTGGATCTCTATTAGTGCTCGGGTCTTTTAGATCTGGCGACGTACCAGAATCTCTTGGCCCCATTCCACCTATCTGAATTATCATGTCTCCGTCAGTTTGGGTTACAATGCTTCTGCCATTTTTATCTCTACCAATTCTATTAATTATTGCTCCTGCCGTATCTAAAACCAAGCTCTTCTTATCAATCGTGTCTGCTCCTACTGACATTTCTAGCGATCCATCTAAATTTCCAAGAAAGCTTCGGCCGCCGCAGTCCTCTTTACTAATTAGGTTTTTTACAGATAACAAACTAGAGAACGTCGGACCAGCCACGGCGGCATAACTTGAGTTCGCAATAATGCGTGATGCAGTTGTTAATACATTATGATAAGCAGCATTATGAATTAGATTTGTTCCAGCAATAGTTATTCCTGTATAATCATATCCTGGAGGCTTTTCGTAATCTCCTGCTAACTGTGTACCAAATTGCATATCTTCTATATTTATATCAATTTTCCCCTTATAAAGCTCATTTGCTTTATATCTAGTTAAAATTGGGACTGAGCCAATTTCTGAATTTGCGGGAATGTTAAATTTTGTAAGGCCTTCTTTATCAATATCAAACGACCAACGGCTTATATCTTTGCGTAAAAACTCATTGGCGTCTCTTTCATCTGTTTCTTTTCTAGAATTTATTTCAAAATGATATACTAATCCATGACGATGTTTTTTGTTTAACGTTTTAATCATTTCTCTATTTTGTGTATTGGTGCTACTGCCATCGCTCTCTTTAATTGCAACTAACTGTCTGTTTATATCTATAACATTTCCATAAAAGTCTACTCCAGTGCCCTCAATGCGCTCAATTAATTTGTTCGGATCTTCAAAATTAAACACATTGTATCTCTTATTAGTTCTAGTATCACTATTGGCAAAAACCTCTTTTTTGCCCGCTAGCCCAGTTGACCTTCCTATATGATTCATAAAAGCTTCTACCGTTTTAAAACCATTAGGGTCCGGGGCTTCTGTGCCGGTATATAAAAGATCAGTTTCAACATCTTCTTTTGAAACATAATATTCCTTTGGATATTCAAAAAGCACTTCAATCTTTTCAGAGAGCGGAGGGTTTCTGTTTAACGGAGGAAACATTCCTATGCCTGAAGAAAACAATTTACTAACAGGGCGATATGGATTTCTTCCTATCGCCGAATAAACTATATTAAGGTTTCCCTTATCATGATCTATTACGGCGTCATCTTGTTTGCCAAGACTCTTTGATCTTACATCTCGCATTACTACTCCGCGAGTAATAAATCCAGAATCAAATGTAGATAACTTCGTAGTTGCCTCTTCAGAAACTTGACCATCATCTTCTATTTTAAACTTTCCCACTCCTGCTTCTTGCTTAATACTAGCCCCCATAATCATACGGGCACCATGCATATCCTGCATTCCCCATCCACCAGGAGGAATGGGAGCGGGCTTGGGCTCTCTAAAAGGAACTCCCACTTTAAATTTATTATTTTTGTCCGTATAGGCTACCTCTAAAGTAGAAACTGACCCTGTTGAGCCATCGTCCGTAAAGTAAACAATTCCCGGCATAACAGTTCCATCTTCTCTTGGCGCACTTCCAAATGACTGGCCAAGACCTTCGCAACTACACCCACTAAGGGTTTCTCCAAGATCTCTTCTGCCAGAGGCTTGGTCTCCAAACATTGCTTTTTTTTTCGTACTCCTTATGTACGCATATCTAGTGGAAGTATCCATTATTTATCATCCTCTTCTACCTTTTCTGACTCCAGGGGCTTTACTTCGATCTCCTTTTCAAGAGCATTATAATATAATCTACCCTTTCTATGTTCATCTGTTTCAAAGCTCAAAATTATCTCTACTACATTCTTTATCTCTTTTCCCGAGGAAACGAGATCTAGAGTTTCTTCTGATGGAGATAATACTAGATCTTTTTCTGCATTTAATTCAGAAAGCTCACTTGCTGACAAATATTTTGCAACTTCTCCTAAAATATTTTTCTCCTTGTTCTCTATCGTGCAGCTTGTCAGCGCCCCTATCGGAGAGCCATCTAGTTCTTGAGGATTGTTAAACCATGCCCAAGTCAAAGCAACGTTCTTCTTTGCCTCTTTCTTCTCTCCCTCATTATAAAAGGCTCTTAATAAAAGTCTAATCTCATTATTCTTTTTAAGATAATTTTTTGCAATAAGATAAGAGTTTTTTAACGCTATCATATTTTTAGGTTCTGTCCTAAATGTAGTTTTATCGTCACTTAACTTAGTAAAAGAAATGGCCGATAAAACTCTTTCACTTCTTTTACCAATAGAATTTTGTCTAACAAAGTTGAACTCTCTACGCTTGCCCGCCAAAGTAGTTTGACCAATAATATCTAAAGGAGAAGCAATATAATCTCCCGGCACATGGCCATATCTTAGATCAAGCTTAGTAGAAAAATTTCCACCTGCATAATCGAACGTGTGACTAATGCCACTAACATAATAAAGCATCTCTCTATCTGTAATATATACAACATCGCCCAATTGATAGAACTCGTTACCCACTACGGACACAGAGCCCTTAATAATATCTCTTCGTTGTCTGTTCAAAAGGAAAGCAGCATATGGCCTACACTGAGATTCTGCATCATTAAAAAATGGCTTTTGTGCATCAGCATATCTATAACCATACTGTTGCCATAAATCATAGTCTACTGCTCCTGCCCAAATATCCTGAGGCATTGCTAATGTACCAAAGTCATTACCAATTAAACTCTGCTTACCCAAGACATCTACCCTGGTAATAACCCCTTGATCCCCTTCAACAAAACTATAGTCTGTTATAACGCTATCGTTTATAATAAAACGACGACCAGAGCCATATCCTATTTCGTTTATTGTATCAAATTCTATTAAATGATAATTAAGAGGATTAAACATAACGTCTGCTACTGCACTATCTCTTTCGGTTTTAAGCGCCCCTTCTCTTTTTACATCTGCCTCATCTGCGCTCATAACATAATTTTCTAGCATTACCATTCTATTGACGATCTCTTTTATTTCATTTGTCAAGAGGGCTACTTTAACATTTGAATCTATTGATTTTTTAACAAATTTCGTTACCTCTACCGTATTTTTTACATCAAGGTCCTTGGGAACGTTTTGTAACGGGAACTCCCCCTCTTTTACCTTTATTGCCTCTTGAACCTGTGGGACGTTTCCCTCTTTTAGTCCTTCTTTATATTCTAAAACTCTTCTGATCTCTAATAATTTGTCCTCTGCCATTTTTTTCTTAGTAACGAATATATTAGTTAAAAACGGATTAAACGTTCTAATATTACTTTCACTTGCACGTTTAAACATTTGATTTAATATAGTAACTGGAGTTTTGTTATATTGAGGCGGCCTAAAATGAATATGACCATTTTGATCAGCAAAAAGTTCAAAATCTAAATATTTTGCAACCTCTACGCATCTATCAAGGGGAAAATCATATGCTCCCTGCGCTTCAAACATTTCTGGAGGCTGCGACTTTAAATTTAACGTAAAAGCCTGAATATCTACATCTTTCTCATACTCGTCAGAAACAATAAATAAATTTACATCACGATTATATTTAACATCTGTTTTTCTTTTATAAATGCCATTTTGTAGTTTTTCTTTTAATTTTTGATCCTTGGTTTCTTCATCAGCGGGGCCGCCAGAACCCGAATTACTGAATCTACAAGAAATATCCGTATCTGCCGGAGAGTTTTCGTTTTCTTTAATGTCAGCATATTTTTTTTCTGTATCTAAAAGTGTTTTTTCTAAATCTCCTATTCTTTTATTTAACTGCTGAGCCCGGGCCTTCGTATTCTTCTCTAATAGACTTATTTTCCTGGCAACCATTTCTTCATTTGTTGCTATCTTTGGATCAACATGAAGCAGTTGAGCTAATTTATCTTGCTCTCTAGCTATATCTATTCGTAAACGCCTAATTGCGCTATTAGCTTTATTAACTTCTTTGTCAACATTTAAATTATTCTTTAAATAACTTGCTCTATCTGCCCCAATTGTAGCATATGGAACAAAATTACCGAGAGAATTATTTTGAGTTCTAACAGCATCAAATAAATTACTAAAATAATCCTCTCCACCATTAAACATCGCTGTAGGATTAAAGTTTCCTGCGTCTGTTGCGTTGCGTATAAACTTCTCGAAATTATACGGATATCCAGTTACCAATAGGCTTATAATGTTGGCTGCATCTAAATTATCAAAGGGCGTTGAGGTTAGGGTCATGCCATATAACCTAGTCATGTCTTCTCTAGACTCAAAGCCAACTCCTGGCGGCTTTATATTAAACCTTTGAGTTGCCGTAAACAGCCCTTCTTTCCATCTATACTTTAATCCCGGAACATGCGAAATAGCAGCCACTTTATTTCTGCCAAAATCGTCTCCCGAGCCCATTAGGCCTTGTTCTGTAACTATCTTTCCATCAAACAGCCCACCCCTAATTGAAACCACGTTGCTATTAAGCAAAGCTTTGTTCTCTGGCAAAAGCTCTAACGCGCTAGAAGAAATAACCCCTTGCTCATCTGGCTTAATTAAAAATGGTGTAAGCGGATCTTCTAACATTCCGTGCTGCTGCTTAAGGGCTGGTGCCTGATTAATGCGTGAGATCTTTAACCATTTCATATTATTACTTGCACTAATATTAAGGGTATATTTTCCAGCATTAGCATTATAACTATCTGTCGCAGAATCGACAACTCCAGTAAAAATAGGCGCTCCGTAAAACGCATCTTTCCGTCTTAAAAATCTATATTGCTTATCAGAAAACTTATCTATTGTATCACTACCCAAATCTTTTAAAACCGCCGCCTTGTCTGCGTTTATCCTAGATTCATGTGATGCCAATCCAACATAAGTGCCTTCTTCATATTCTTGCAAAGTTGTATTGCTGTTAACAAATATATTTATCGAGTCCATCGGCTGTACAATCGCTTTGCCACTATAAAATTTAAGCATTTTATTTCTTGTAAAATTAATTGCTTCATTTCTCTCTTTTATATCTTCCTCATATTGTCCAACAATGTTGACATATTTTTCAAGCTCTATTTTTAATTTTTGTGCATCTTTTTCTGCCTCTTTATCATCTACATCTTTTACAACATACACGGGATCATTAACCGTGCCCGCTTTAGTATCAAATCCAATATCTATTGTCGCTCCATACTTTTTTCGAAACTCTTGTTCTATTTCATTAGCTTTATCAAACGCCTCTTTTGCCTTAGGGTCCATATTGATTATTGGCCGAGTTTCCATTATTGCCTTATCGATGTCTTCTACCTTAATAAACATTATATGATAAGGGTCTTCTATTGACAAAGAGCAACTTCCTAAATCACCCGGATCCACTAAAGACAAACGAGTAGATAAGTTTGTAAAAGCAGTTAGCTCAATTACTCCTACGCCTAAGCCTATATTAGTTTCGTCCTTTTCTCTAATTCCTATAATCCAATTTGTATAAGTTGTTTCGTTCTCTTCTACGTTGGCGTCTTTAATTTTGAGCCACGCTCGACCTACTTCTGATTTTTTCAACATCCCGGCAGCAAATAAATTAGTTGCCATCCACTCAACATCAGAACGACGAACCGCTCCCTCATTAATAAAGCTTTGCGTCTTAGTAAGCCGCTCATACATAGCAACTTCGTTTGCTTTGTTGGAAAACAGCTTCTTAGTAGCGCGCAAAAAGAACTTCTCATCATCTCCTAGAAATGTAGTGTCAAAACTATCTCTTAGAGTAGAAAATACTTTCTTCTTAATATAAATTGTTGCTTGTGGCTCTTGCGTTCCAAATTGTTTTTCCTGGTATCCCATTTGCCCAGAGGTCTGCAACAGCCCAGGTCCAGCACCCGCTGCTGTAGTTTCAGGAGATATTACACTCGTACTTCCTGGTATCGTATATAATCCATCATCTACGAAAGAGACTTCTTGATTAGACAAAGATCGTCTAAAAGCCTCAAGCATGCTCTTCATCAGCATGTTACTGGCTGCATTATTATGTTGCGGCTGGTATGGGGTTATATCATTTATTGGCATTTACTTTCCTTTCTATTTTTCTAATAGTTGACTAAGTGCTTTATCTGGGCTTTGCGAATTTGCTATGCCATTATAATTTGGTATAAACTTATCAGAGTTTGCCGGGCCAATTCTCGGAGAACGATGCCACGGCATAAAGTTAGTTCTAATTCCTCTTCTAGCAAAAGAAGAGAAACTCATATCATAATCAAAGATTCCCGGCATCTCTGCTTTTTCAGTAACCGTAAATCCTTTAAAATATCCCTTATATGCTACGCCTTGAAACACTAAAGAAACTCCAGCAGCTAATGAAGCAAGCGTTGGACGAATAGACCCGTTAAAGCTCAACCACCTTCCAATGGCCATACTAAAAGAACTTGTGCTTGTCGAGTTTGCTAAAAGCGTATTAAGCCCTCCGCCTAACTGCGTTGCTAATGAATTACTTACTGACGAAAAAGTTTTGTGCTCTGATCGATAAACATCTCTTAAAACATTTATTCCCTCGATACCAGAGGACCCTGTCGTTCCTGCGATTCTAATCTCATCCATCAACTCGCCCCAATACTGCATAACGTATCCGCCCTTAGTACGAACTTCAGTAATGTGTTTCTTGCTTGTTATGGTAAAGTTTTGTGGGTTAATATACATCTCAACCGCACCAATTGAAGGAAGGTAAAATGCCATCATTTCTCTCTGTAAAAAACCAGGCACATAAGTTGGTGGCTCGTTTGAAAACAGATCCTCAAAATACTCTGATGGATCGTTCTTTTTTGTTTTAACAGTTATGCCAGCATTATATATGTTGGCCTTTGCCCTATCGTCTGATGGGTTTCCAAACGCATCTCCCAGCGCTCCTAATAATCCTGACATTTTTTTCTCTCCCTTATGAAGTTGCTACTGCCCATACAGCCTTTAAGTCCGTTCTATCATCTATTGCCTCTCCTTTTATTTTTACTTTTGGTCCTTTCTTATTCACTTCATCAACATCATCATTCCTAAGAGCTATTTTTAATTCGTTTGCTTGAGAGGCATCAAGTTTTACATAAATAGTTTGCCCACTTGCTGCACCACCGGCAGACTCTTGGTTCCTAGCTAATTGATCCTTTGCTGAGTCTGCCAAGTTAGCCGCTTCCGCCCTTGGCTTAAACTCTTCTAGAAATTTTGGAAGTGGGTCTGTACCTATGCCTTGTTTATAAATGTCCCTCTTCTCTCCAGCTCCCTCAACTCTGTTTTCTACTGCCCTTTTAATTATCTCTGCTTTTTGCATATCTTTAAAAAAACTTTTAAAGTTATCAATAACGTCAGAAGCGCTAACGTCAGAAGCGCTGCCTATTCCATCAGTAAGCCTACCGACTATTGCTCCCAGCTTTTCCAACCCAAGCCCATCTTTTAATTCCGGCTTATCTAGTCCTTGATTTTTTAATGCTATATCTTGTACTCTTTTTGTGTCTGCATGCGCCCAACTAGCATCTTCCTTAGTGGGAACCATATCTGGAGTTATTTCAGGCCTAGTCTTAGAGCCTCTAAGTTGATATTTTGGGGGGGGGGGGAGGGGGGGGGGGT